CTTCTGGGTAGTCATAACTAACTTAAATTAGTTACATCTACCTAATATTAGTTTTAAGTAACAAGTATTAATGTGTACTAATTGTGGTCAGTTACACTGAACATGACTTGCATATGTTTCACGTGAAACGTTGCTGTTAGGTTTGGAGTGAGGTGGCATGTTATGTTAACTATTGTATTGCTATGAAAACTATTGTATTAGTGGCTTGTATTGTTTTTACAGGTGTGGGTGGATATATTGACTTTGTAATTATTTACAAGTATATTATACTTGTAAATGGAGGTGAGAAAGTGAGTAAAACAAATTCACGTTGTTATGACAAATACACATACGGTTTTTTACCATGTAGAAAATACGATTACACAGATAAAGATAGTTGTATAAATCAGCATATTGGATATATGTTAAATCGTACTCTTTCAATGTTTGAATATGAGGGTTTACCGGAAACTATTGATAAACGTAATTTAGAGCTTATGTTACAGACTAATGGTAATGTTTGTTGGTATAAATATAATGACAAATTATATGTTTTTACAGGCGGTATGGGTGGAGATCCAAACGTTTATGATATGCCTACTATTTATACCGTCACTAACCCTGCATTAAAAATAAGTAAAAGTCTTGTTATTGATAAGGATTGTTTAGTAATGCCAAATGATTTTTTATATCTTGGTTTATTACCGCTATATGAAAGATATGCAACAGGGTTGACAGAAAATGAATTATCAATTAATATTGCTACAATTAATCTTAGAATTATGTCTTTGATTAGTGCTAGTGATGATAATACAAAGAAAAGCGCTGATAAATTTATAGAAGATATTACAAACGGAAAGCTTGGTGTTATTGCTGAAAATGCCTTTCTTGATGGTATTAAAAGTCAACCATATGGAACAACCGGAAGTAACACGTCTATTACCTCTTTAATTGAACATGAACAATACTTAAAAGCTTCTTGGTATAACGAAATAGGCTTAAACGCTAATTACAACATGAAACGAGAATCAATCAACTCTGGTGAAAGTCAGTTAAATAACGACATGTTAATGCCTTTAATTGATTCTATGTTGTACTGTAGACAAGAAGCATTGAAAAAAGTTAATGCTATGTATGGTACAAACATTACAGTACGCAAAGCTTCAAGTTGGGAAGATAATCAAATTGAAGTTGATAACGCACAAGATGATATAAAAGAAGAAAATACAAATATTAAAGGAAAGGAAGAAAATCAAGATGGTAACATTAACGCTTAATGATGTTTACCCCGAATGGATTACAAAAGGGATTTTTAGCTATCTGAATGCTTTAGACGTTCCTTGGAAAAATGATATCACAAACAATGAATTAGATATCATTTATCATGGCTCTAAAAGTGGACATAAACTCATTGGTTCTCTAATTGAAAATTTTCTTGAAAATAATGTAGTTAGTGAGGAAAATAAAATTACTATAGCGCAAGCAATTTATACAATGTATATTAAAAATTGGAATGCGTTATATAAAACACTATCATTAGAATATAATCCAATTGAAAATTATTCAATGACAGAAACCGAAAATGTTCAAGATTCTCATAAGGGTACATTGAAAAGTAATTCTACAGACACTAATACAAATACTGAAAATACAATAGTAAATGACACTTCAAATAATCAATTGTGGGGCTTTAATTCAACCGATTCTGTTAATAGTGATAAGCAAATTGGCGACACTACTAGAAATGTAGATGAAAGTACAAATTCTACACATGAAAATACAGATACCGAAACAAAAGATATTACTTCGGATAGAACTTTAAAACGTTCTGGTAATATTGGAGTTACTACCTCACAGCAAATGATTGAAAGTGAACGTCAATTGTGGTTATGGAATTTCTTTGAAAGTGTTTTTTCTGATATAGATAAAATACTTGTATTAAAAATATATTAAAGGAGGAAAATAAAAATGTTTAAAGGTGGTTACAAATTAATTGATTTCAAAGAAAATAACATCACATTAGCTACACCTTCAACTATTAAAGGAGTGTATGAAGCTATTGAAAACAATTATAGAAAACCTACTCTTATTACAGGTTTAGTAATTGGGAATGTAGAAAAAGAGGACACTTTTGTTAATTTTGAACATGGCGAAAATGTGTATAATGGTTTACTTGGTATGACAGCAAATAACAAGGTTTTGTTTATTACAATTACCAATGAGGATGCTGTCACTATCACAGAAAATACAATTACAGTAGCATAAGGAGGTATAAGTTATGACAGTTGCACAGATTTATGATATTATTAACCCTATCACAAAAGAAATTCTTGGAGAAACAGCGATAGTTAATGAAGACCTTTCTAACATTGTTGATATTGGAAAAGAGATTTTTGATGCAACAAATGTTGACAATTATGTTAAGTCGCTTGTAAACCATATTGGACGGGTCATTTTCGTTAATCGTCCTTATTCTGGCGGAGCTCCATCTGTGTTAATGGATGGTTGGGAGTATGGTTCAGTTCTTGAAAAGATTAGTGCTGAATTACCAGAAGCAACAGAAAATGAGAGTTGGGAGCTTACTGATGGCGCAAGCTATGATCCTAACATTTTTTACAAACCAAAAGTTTCTGCAAAATTTTTCAACAAACGTGTTACTTTTGAAATTCCTATGAGTTTCACAGAGAGACAGGTTAAAGAGAGTTTTTCCAATGCTTCACAGTTAAATGGTTTTTATTCCATGCTTTACAATGCTGTTGAAAAGTCCATGACAATTAAGATTGATAGCCTGGTAATGAGAACTATCAATAATATGATTGCCGAAACATTACATAATTTTAATAATAGTGGTGATTACACCGGAACTGGCGTTCGTGCGGTAAATCTTCTTAAATTATATAATGATGATAAAGGTACAGATTTAACAGCTGAAAAATCAGTTAAAGACCCAGATTTCATCCGTTTTGCATCATACATTATGGGACTTTACATGGAGCGTTTAAGTAAGATTTCCTCTTTATTCAATATTGGTGGAAAAGATAGATTTACTCCACGTGATTTACTTCATGTAATTTTACTTAGCGATTTTGCTAAAGCTTCTGATAGTTTTTCAATGTCAAGTACATTTCACAATGAATTTGTGGCACTCCCTAAGGGTGAAATTGTTCCATATTGGCAAGGTTCTGGCACTGATTATTCCTTTAGTTCAGTATCTTCTATTAATGTGAAAACAGCTTCTGGTGATACTGTAAATGCAAGCGGCATTCTTGGTGTTATGTTTGACAGGGATGCACTTGGTGTAACAAATCTTGACAGAAGAGTTACAACAAATTACAATCCTAAAGCAGAATTTTTCTCAAATTGGTATAAATTTGATGCCGGTTATTTTAATGATATGAATGAGAATTTTGTTCTCTTCTATGTAGCCTAATGTAATGCCCCTCTTTTGGGGGGGGCATTTTAGGAGGTAATATAATGAACATAATTTTATATGTAAATAATTCAGAAAAAAATAAAATAGGTAAAACTCTTACAAATGATTTTTCTCTGTCTGGCACTCTTAGAGATGCTACAAATATAATTAATCCTGTTATATTAATAGAATTAAATGATATAGGTAATTATAATTACTGTTATATTCCAGATTTTAACCGTTATTATTTTATTACTGATATAACAGTAATTAGAACAGGGTTATTTGCTATTTCTCTAATGGTTGACGTGTTAGAGTCATTTAAAAGTGATATAAAAAATCTTTCTGTGATTCTTTTAAATACTCAAAATGTCGGTTCGAGTAACTATTTACCCTCACCTGTATTTCGTAATAACGTGAAGTCTAAAACAGATATTTTAAATTTTCCTAATGGATTAAATGATTCTGGAGAATTTATTCTTATTACCGCTGGAGGTTAATATAATGGGGGTTAGTTATAATGATTTTATAAGTGCTGTTACAAATTATTATAATGCGGAAGCCGGTATAAATCCATCTTCTTGGGGGGCTGGTGCGACATGGACAGAAGTGTCGAGAACTATGGGAAATGTCGGTATTAATACAGATACATATATTAATTATCTTGAAAATTTCCCAGAACTTTTTGAAATTACTAGAAATGCTGACGGCACTATTTTAGATTCTTCTTTAAAAAAATACATGTATTATGGGAATGTTAATGGATATAATGCAAATACTGGTGGAGCATTAAATAGTAATAAAATACCATCAACTTTTTCGCAATCAACAGGGTTAAATATTAGTGGTTTAACTTCAAAAGCTACTACTGGTACTTTTACTGTTAAAGGAGGTATAGGTTTAAAAGCTGATACTGGTTTAACTGCGCAAGGTGTTGTTAGTACAATAGGTGCTAGTGTTTTGGCGGTAGGTGTTGGTGCTACTCTAGGTAAAATTGTAGGTGACGGTTTATATAGCGCTAACCCAGATTTTTGGAATACTGGTAAATTATCATCATTATCTAAAACCGATTGGAATAAATTCGCTGTCACAGTTAAAGATGATGTAGGCACTTTTATAAATGATGGTGTATTAGCGTTATGGGGTGTAGACGGTGACACTACAACAATGTATGTTGATGAAAATGCCGTGGCTTATATGGCGTGGTATTATGCTAAAAACGGTTTATTAGATAAAGGTGGTAGTGGTGTTATACGTGACAATGTTGGTTTAGATATAGGTAATAATCAATTACCATTAAAATTTAATGTAAATGGATTAACTTATACTGAATATAGTATACAATCTGGTAATTATTATACTAATAATGAATATAGTGGTGTTGGAATATCTAAAAATGGGTTAAGTTACGAGAGTTCTAGTAAACCAGGGTTTTTTTATGGTGGCAGTATTAGTAGTATTATTTTAACTGATAGTGAAACTGATATAAAATTTACTCATAAAAATAAAACAGTAATTTACAAAACAAGAGATAGCACATATAATTCTAATATCTATGTTGGATTACCCCCAACTATAGGTGAATTTACAATGACTGATGATAACGTACAATATAGTGGGGCTTTGGCATGGTTGATGAAATATAATTCTGAAATAATTATGCCTACAGAGGGTATAACAGATAATCCCAAATCTACACAATTTGATCCTACAGGAGTTGGTAGCGTTACATCTGCATTAGGTGCTTTAAAAAATCAATATCCAAATTTATGGAATAATTCCATAAAACGTAATACAGTACAAGATGATGGTTCAGAAGATGAAAGAGTTTATATACCTATACCTATACCTAAATACAATAATCCTTTTGATGATCAACCCACAACAGGAACGCCGTCACAAGAAGAACCATCAATAAAACCAGATACTACACCTAAAGAAGATTTAGACAATATTTCCAACACTATAACTAAAGACCCAACACAAACAGATAATCCTAATACTGGTGGAGGTGATAGCCCTAATATTATATTACCAACTCAAAGTGCTAGTTCTTTATGGGCTATTTATAATCCCACATTAGGACAACTTAATAATTTAGGTGCTTGGTTATGGTCAACAAATTTCATTGACCAAATTTTAAAAATATTCAATGACCCCATGCAAGCTATAATTGGACTTCATAAAGTATATGCCACACCAAATATTTCTGGTAGTGGAAATATAAAAGTTGGTTATCTTGATAGTGGTGTACCGTCAAATATTGTCGGAAATCAATATACATATATTGATTGCGGTACAGTATCATTACGCGAATATTATGGAAATATATTGGATTATTCTCCATATACTACAGTTCAATTATATTTACCATTTATCGGTATTGTATCATTAGATATTGCGGATGTATCACGCTCTAGCATTACTGTTAAATATGGGGTTGATGTATTGACAGGTGCTTGTCTTGCTTCTGTATCGGTTCAACGTGATAATGCTGGCGGTGTACTTTATCAATATTCTGGTAATTGTGCGTGTCAATATCCATTGTCCAGCGGTTCTTATATGGGAATGGTAACAGGTGCTATAGGTGCTATTGGAAGTCTCGCACGTGGTAATATAATAGGGACAGGTTTAAGTGTTGCAGGAATGCATACAAATATAGAACGTTCTGGTGGATTTTCTGGTAATGCTGGTGCTATGGGAATTAAAAAACCATATCTGATTATAAGTAGACCACAGTCTACAATGAATGACGGTTTTCCATCAATACATGGTTATCCATCCAATTATTTTACAAGACTTGGTGATTGTAGTGGATTCACACAAGTTGCTGAATGTCATGTTGAAAACATATCTGCGACAGATAAAGAACTTGATAAAATCAAAGACTTATTAAAGGAGGGTGTTATTCTATGAAAATCTATGTATGTACAGGTCACGCCAATTACGGTAATATGATTTCTTCTGCGGACGGCTCATCTGTTGGTGGATGTAATGAGTATAACTATAACAAGGAATTACTTCCTTATATTAAAAAATGGTGTGAAAAAGTTGGTATTATATGTTACACTGATACACCAGAAGTAGGAAAATTACATTCATTAGAAGATGAAATTAATTATTACATTACTCACGCTAATTCTAAAAATTATGATTTAGTAGTTCAACTACATCTCAATGCGTGTAATGAAAAAGTGGGTGGTTGTGAAGTGTGGTATTATCCATCTAGCGCAATGGGTATGCAGTACGCTAATAGAGTATGTAATAAATTAGGAACTGTTTGGAATAATAGAGGTATTAAAGAAAGTAAAACTCTTTATTGGCTTAGAAAAACAACAGCACCATCCATTTTAATTGAATCTTTTTTTTGCGATAATGCGAGCAACTATTTAAAGGCTGTTAAGCTTGGTTTAGACGCTCATGCTAAACTAATTGTTGAGGGCATTTTAGGTAGAGATATCACAATAGATAATACTAGATACTCTGTTCTTGTCGGTAATTATGACAAGAAAGTTGCAACCTCAGTATCTAAAGAATTATCAAGTTTGGGATATAAAACAGAAGTTGTTAGGAGGTGAAAATATGGACGTGAATACTATTTCTAGTATTGTCAGTGCTATTGGTTTTCCAATTGTTTGTTGCTTTGGTATGGCGTATTACATTAATACCACTCTTAAGGAATTAACTAAAGTAATGAATGAACACACTATCGCAATTGAAAAGTTGACAACTATTATTGAAAAACATGTCGATAATGAATAAGTAACTAAATATTAGATGTTGTGTGAAATAAGGGGGTAAATGATTACCCCCTTTTACAATGTTTCACGTGAAACATTATTTACACCACTGCAAGTAGTTTCTAACAATTTCGCCTACTTCATTATCTTGATAATATACTTTTTCCCTTGTATAAAATAATGCAATTTTCTTTTCAATATCTGTTGTAGGTTTAGTAAGTTTACGTTTCCAATTAGGTCTAGCGTCATATTCAATACTATAGATTAAATCGTTATCAGTGTTTTTCAATTTAGTTGTTTTTCTATGAATATATGTGAACACTGAATTTTCTACATTAATGATTTCACATTGCAGTAATTCATCATCAAATTTAATAAAGTATGTGAATAAAATATCTTTAGGTTTATACTTGTATGGTAGATGAGGATAAATCTCCATTTCCCATGCACCACCAGTAATCATTGAAAGTTTAGGATTGTCAAAAGCAAAATATAAATCTGATTTCTTTCCTTTTTTGTTAGGTAAACAATATTCAACAGCTACAGTTAATTCACTATCACCATATCTATATAAATCAATATCCCCCGCTTCCATTTCTTTAATATGTGTTAATCCCATTTCATTGAAATAAGGACAATATTTATTTACAGTATTACCTAGCATAAAAATTTTTACATCAGTACGATAACGAACTATAGTTGAAATAACATTCATAAATAGAACAAATTCATCCGGCAGATACATGGTTCTAGTAAGAAATTCATCAAATAATATTGTAGTAATATCTGGATATGATGTTGATTTATCATGCTCCATTGACGAAATAGAAAAACCATATGCAAAGGGTCTTTCCATTGTAATTCGTTTTTGTGTTTCTTCATCATATTTACAAAAGAACCATCTTGAACCATAATAATATACATCAGTCCACTCTCCATCAGTCAACTCTGATATTACACCATTACTAACAAGACCGTCAAACATTGTGCGACCTCTTTTACCTGTAAAATCATCTTGCCACCGTCTAACAATTGCTAGTTGTTTATTTTCGTTTATAAAGTTTTCAAGTCCTAATTTTAATACACTGTATGTTTTACCGTTAGAACGTTCACCGAATATTACGTTGTAAGTAGCATTGTATGATAGAATATTATCTAAGCTATAAAATTTTTGTTTTTTGAACATTTTATTATTCCTTTCTATGTTTCACGTGAAACATTAACTAATTGTTTTAATTTCTGTTAAATAATCCACATACTCTTTAGACAAAGATAAATGATAATCTGACCCCTCCATATGAACCGCTGATAATTCATGGTAAGTGCATTTATTTCCTAAATAGTCAGTTAATACACCACTTCTTTCATTATCAATATAAGTATGCGTATTTTTACCTGTGTATTCTGGCGGTACATATAAACCTTGTTTAAATTCTTTAAAAATATCGTTACCGAATTTTTGTTTCAAATATGGAACTGCTATTTTCTTATTTAATCCAGATACCGTAATATTAACATGATATTCATACTCACTAGGTTTAAAAGAAGATGTTTTAATATCTCCATTTACACGTTTTATTTTATGACATTTTTTAACTTTTAATGGTTTATATTTTTCTACCATATAACGCTTTGCACCTAATGTTTTAAATCGTGTATAATAACCCTCAAAATCCCAAACACCTAAACACTTTTTTTCACCCTTTACAGTTTTAGGTTCAATTAAATCATGCGATAAACAATGAAAATCCATGGCTTTATATAATCTATTTCGCATCATTTCATTGTATGCGCTAATATATTTTATATGATTTTCTCTATTAACAGTTTTTATAGAGTCAGTGTCACTATAAATATAATCTTCTTTAAATTCGATTATACCAGTAAAAAGATTTCTTCTTGCATATGCAGTAACCCAAACCCCCCACGGATAAAATAAAAAACGATTAGAACTATTATTATATTTTTCAATTGCTGTGTTGAAATCTGGTGTATCTGGTAGCCATTCATTTGCATAAATATAACTATCTCGCACAATATCAGTTACCATCATGCCGTAACAAGAATTTAATTGTTCTTTACTTTGTAGATACTCAACCTCTTTTCCGTCAACGCCTTTTAATGTAGTTTTGTCACTATATAATTTTAATATTGATTTAACTAATGGTGTGGGTAAGTAACTTTTTTTATAACGTCTAAAATTAGATACTCCAAAATGCTCACTTCTATAGAACACTTTTATAATATTATAATCTTGTTCAGTTAATGTTATTCTAATCCTTTTAGCGGAAACTAAACGACCATTATTAACAATAGGCTTTTCAACATCCCAACACCTAGAAATTGATATATAATTATCGAATAATACTTTGCTATCTATATTAATAAATTCGGCATCAAATAAGCAGCAATAATATTTAAGATTATACTCTAAATCTTCTTTTGATTTTATATCTACAATTTCCGCTTTAGACATTGGAAACATTTCTGCAACCATAACACACGGATAACTACTGGTAAAATCATCACTACCTACATTTTCTACTTCTTTACCAGAATAAAATGGATTAGCATGTGTAAAACCTCCTTGAAAAGCACGTTTCAGTTGTTTATATTCTTCCGGTTCAATTGTTAATTCATTCATTAAATCATAATATTCACGATTCTTTTTATATTTTTTACTCTTTTCATTTTTAAAACATTCACGTCTACAATATTGACGTACATATCCAGTTTTTGTTAAAGGTATTCTAGTTATACCACCATCTAATTGTATGCGTTCATAAATATATGCCATAACTATTTTTACATCATTCACACAATAACCTTTTTCTTTTATTGTTAATGGTGTTTCTGAATGTCTCATTAATGAATAATCTAAATCACCCACTAATTTTTCAATTTTTATTGTAGTTAAATTTTGCGCTAGTTTTAATAAGGCATAACCACTTAATAAATAGCTACAACGAAATTCAATTCCATCAATTGTAGTTGCATATACTGGCTTGCGATTATCTATAGCAAACACTTTATCCCATTCAAACCTTTTACATATGAATTGAAATTCATATGCTAAATTATGAACATATATAACAAGTCTCTTACTTAATGATATGTTTAAACATTCTATTAATTTTTCAATACATTTCAAAAATTCTTCCCATGTGCGCCCAATAATAACAAGACCATTTATACCTAAAGTCCATTCATACATAATAGCAGTTTTTTCGCCATTATATGAGATGAAAGATGTTGTTTCAATATCGAACGCACAAGGAGTATCGAAATATAACACTTTTTTCTTACTACGTAAACGTTCATTATTCATAGCAACATTTGTTATATATTCGATATCATTCGGATTATATATTTTATTCAATCCTAAAAAATTCTGAAATGTCACGCTCTGTATCTCCTACTGATTTTTTATAAATTTCTGTTAATCTATTTCGCATTTCATTAACAGTTTTGTCTATGTTCGAATCATCTAATACATTAGAAATTTCTTCAAACACATTATATTTCATCAATTTATTAGAAACTGTACTATCAACTTCTTTTAAACGTTCATAAACTTTAAAAAAATCATTATATTGTTTATTAGTAATTTTTATATTATGCTCTTTTTTTAATTTCTGAATTACTTCACGTCTTACGGCTTGAGAACCGTGAACAGTTGATGTTTCCATGTTTAAAAATTCTTTAACTCTTAAAAATTCTTTCTTTAAATCAAAATCAGTTTTATTTTTTATTGTAAATCTACCCTCACCTCTTCTACGAAAACCCTCATAAGCGGATGAAAATACATCACTTTTTGACAACCTAGTTAGACGCTTATTAGCTACTTGCGAAAGTCGTGAAACAACTTTAGATAATTCATTATGAGATAGTGAAGATAATTCTCGTTCACTTAAATCTGTTAATAATTTTAAACTCATTTTCTTAATGTTCATTCTTGTATTCCCTCCAATAGCTCTTTTATAGTCATACCATGTTGTAAATACCATATAAGAATATAATAATTATCATTTCTACTATTTTCAAATGATGATATGTTTTCGACTGAAAATCCTAATTCTTTTGCTACCATGGGTTGTGAATAGTTGGTCTTATTTCTTCTAAATGTTTGACAATTCAAACCTACATGAAACATTATATTTTTTTTATCAACTTTCACATTTTCACCTCCTTACATATTTCCTTTACGCATTCACTACAATAGCAACCACTCAAACCCTCTATTCTGTAGAGAAAACAAACCCAGTTTACATTCCAAATTCCTTTATCATTACATCTCTTGCAACTTCCTTGTCCCTCACCTTGGCATTGCGTTATTTTTAACATGTTTAAATCCTCCTTATTAAAAAAGGGAACATAGAAATGTTCCCTAAAATGTTTCACGTGAAACATTATTCACTATCTACAGTTGGTTCTGGCATTTCTGGAGACTCATTCACAGATGGAATAACTGTCGCAAGTGATACAAATGTTTCTACGTCAAGTGACGCCTTGATATTTTCAGTTTCTTTAACTTTAACACTTACAACTTTACCTACTGAAGCATATTTCTTTTCAAAATGCTTCATCAACTCTTTAGATGACATTTCATAAGCATAACCAATAGTTGTTTCAAGTGCTTCACGGTCATATGCATAAATTGTAATCTCAACAACATCTTTTTTAATAGTTCTTGTAATTTTTTTCATTTTATTAATCCTCCTATTCATATTCATCAAGTGAGTTATCAACAAATGGGTTTACGTTAACCGTGTAATCTTTAACCCATAAAGTGCGAATAACGATTTCACCATTTTCTGTTTTAACATTCTTTGTAGCAAGGTTAGCTTTATCTTTGTCTACAATAATGTTGATGGGGCAATCATCTGCTTTTGGTGCGAGTCCCTCTGGAAATTTCACCTGTACAGATACATGCTCACCATCTTCTTTTCTTGTAAGCTGTGTAAGATAGGTGTAAAAACGTTTTCCCTCTGTTGTTGTTCTCTTCTTTGCAAATACTGTTAATAACATTTATTTTCCTTTCTGCCTTTAGTTTAGGCTGCGATTTTAATGGATTATCGAGAACCATAATTAACTATTTTTTAAATCTAAATTGTTTTCATAACACTTCACCTACCCATAAATTTTCTAATCCATATGCCTCAGCACAAGTTCCAATGTAATGATAGTAACACCTAATCATTGACATTTCATTATAATTAATTAAATCTACCATGTATAATCTAAACATTGCAGAAGCTATATTAATCATATCTAAAGTTGCTTTCTTAGCTTTAACATCTCCTAAGAATGTTTCTTTGTATGCTACCATAAATCGTGCGTATAACAATTTAAACATCATTTATTTACCCTCCTATACATGTATTAGTTCTATTTACATGTATTATACTATCACACCTGTACGAACAATAAAAGCCACTAATACAATAGTTTTCATAGCAATACAATAGTTAACATAACATGCCACCTCACTCCAAACCTAACAGCAACGTTTCACGTGAAACATATGCAAGTCATGTTCAGTGTAACTGACCACAATTAGTACACATTAATACTTGTTACTTAAAACTAATATTAGGTAGATGTAACTAATTTAAGTTAGTTATGACTACCCAGAAG